AAGGATGGAACTGGCACAACTCAAGTTCTTGGGTTTTTAAATCAACAGAAGGTTGTTTGTTTTTATTTCCCGGCAGCGTAGGACATGAAGTTGTGCCTGTAAATGGTATTCCTTCTAATGAAAAGAACACGCCAGTTCATACATTAGAAGATTTAAAAAAGATGAGAATATCTATTGCGGGGGATGGGATGTTCACATTTAAACATATGTATCAAGCTACAAGAACACATGGTGTTCATCCTATTTCTACTTGGAAAACATTTCCTGCCCCGGAAGCAACCGAATTATGACCCTAACAAAAATACAATTTCAACCGGGGGTCAACCGTGAGACTACGTCTTACGGAGATGAGAACGGTTGGTTCAATTCAGACCTAATCCGATTTCGTAAGGGCCGCCCGGAGAAGATGGGCGGTTGGGAGCGTCTGAGCAGCAATACGATAAAGGGCACGGGGCGTTCTCTTCATGTGTGGGCCGCGCTTGACGGCTCAAAATACATGGGCCTTGGGACAGAAACCAAGGTCTATATAGAAGAGGGGGGCGGGTATAATGACATAACCCCTATCCGGTCCACGGCCACCCTTGGAGCGAACCCTTTAACGACCGTCGCGGCCGGTAGCTCAGTAGTGCGTGTAACGGCAGCAGGACATGGTGCCGTTACTGGAGATTTTGTGACCTTCAGCGGGGCTACCACCACGGATGGGATCACAGCCGCGCAATTAAACACTGAGCATGAATTGACCGTTATTGATTCCAATAGCTACTCAATAACAACCGCAGGAACAGCAAGCTCCGGGTCAACCGCGGGGGGTGGGTCAGCGATCCTTGTGGTTTACCAGATTAATACAGGGCTCAACACGGTTGTTTCTGGGACGGGCTTCGGAGCGGGTTTTTGGGGCGGTCTGACCACGGGTTATTCACAGACCACCCTCAACGACAGCGGCGGCATAGATGCCAGTGTCACTTCTTTCATACTTACGAGCGCGGCTCTGTTCGAGACGGCGGCCTCGACAACTGGCGCAGACCTGACGATTATAAGCTCATCTATTCCGGTAGCCGATTCAAGCGGGTTCCCCGCCAAAGGAACTGTGTTGATCGGGAGCGAAAAGATACTGTACGGAACCAATACTGAGAATGTTTTTAGTGACCTGACCCGTGGGTATGACGGGACGACTGAGGCCACATCTTCCAGTGGCGTTGCGGTGGTCTTTGTTGGCTTGATGCTCATAGAAGACGAGCTAATTCAGTACACCGGAAAGTCCACCCACACTATAAATGCGGGTGTTGTTAGGGGAGCCCGCGGAACTCTGGCTGTAGCCCACGCTGACGGGGTTAATGTCAAAGAGGCGAACGACTTTGTAGCTTGGGGGGGATCTTCGAGTACCTCCGCCTCCGCTGGTTCCAACATACGTCTATATGCGCAGGATAACTGGGGCGAAGACCTGATATTCAATGTTTATGACGGGGCTCCGTATTATTGGGATAAAACACTGGGTCTGGGGTCCAGGGCAACATCTTTTGCTGCGCAAGCGGGGGCCTCTGATGCCCCGACAGTAACACGTCGGATTATGGTTTCCGGTGCGGACAGGCATGTCGTCTGCTTTGGCTGCAATGCGCTGGGCGGGTCTAGCCAAGACCTTCTTATGGTTCGCTGGTCGGATCAGGAAAGCCCCGTGGATTGGACCCCTACCGCAACAAACACTGCTGGATCGCAGCGTATCTCGTCCGGTTCTCAAATTATATCGGCTCAAAAGACTCGTCAGGAAATGCTCATCTGGACGGATACGTCGATTCACGCAATGCGGTTCACAGGGCCGCCGTTTACGTTTGGCATAAGTATGCTGGCGAACAATGTTTCAATTATTGGGCCGAACGCTGTAACGACAGTGGGCGACAAGGTCTTCTGGATGACTCGGGAGAACTTTTTTGTCTACACGGGTCGCGTTGAGGTTATCCCCTGTACACTTCTTCGTTATGTGTTTGATGACATAAACCTTGATCAGAGCTTCAAGTGCTTCGCGGCTTCCAACAAGATGTTTGACGAGGTGTTTTGGTTCTATCCTACGGCTGATTCCACCGAGATAGACCGTTACGTTAAGTTTAACTTTACGGAGAACACTTGGGATCTGGGTACGCTGTCGAGAACGGCTTGGGTTGATTACGGCGTACACGACAACCCAAGGGCCTCCGGAACCGCCAGCGGAACGAACTTTGTCTATGTCCAAGAAACGGGCGACGATAACGACGGGTTGCCTATGACTGCGTTTATTGAATCGGCAGACTTTGACCTTGGAGACGGCGAGCAGTTTATGTTTGTAAGCCGCCTCATCCCGGACATAGACATTACAAGCAGTGATGCAGAGGCTCCGGTAAACTACATATTGAAGACCCGAAACTATCCCGGCGACAGTTTAGCCACCGTTTCCACAAGCGCCGTTACATCCACGACGCAGCAAGCCTTTCTCCGCAGCCGGTCTCGGCAGGCTGCGCTGCGAATTGAAAGTTCTACAACGGATATAACGTGGACAATGGGTGACTTGCGCCTCGATATCCGTCCGGACGGTCGTCGGTAATGGTTAGTCTATTAGATCACAGTATGCCCATGGCTCCCGACGAGTACGACCCGGATACTTTTGTCCGCATTTTGCGAGATCTGGAGATGGCGCTGACGAAGATTGATTTCCCCGCTGTTGTTAGTGGGCAAGATGACACCAATGGAATGAACTGGTTTATGGACTAATGGCTTCTGCGTACAAAAACATCGTTACTCTTGTCGGGGCCACTGGGGACGTGACCGCGTACACCTGTCCAGCGGCCACCGTTGCGCTGGTGAAAAACATAAATATGTACAATAGCCACACGGGAGCGGTGGTGGTATACTCCAAGATAACCGATAGTTCCGCTTCGGTAACGGTGGTTTTGCAGAAGGTCACGATGGCTACTTTAGCCTCGTCCTCCGCCACCGCAGACGTGTCCCTCTCAGGGCCTTTTGTCCTTGAATCCGGAGACACGCTCATTTTCAACTGTGATGTTGCGTCGAAGATTCAAGTCTTTGCAAATGTTCTGGAGCTATCGTGATGTTGCAGCAAGCATACACCCAATCAAACACCGGTATTCAGTCCTTTGCGGACGCCTCTGCGGATTACGATCTGGCACCGATTGGTATCGGCTCTATGCGGGATCAGGTAGACCGGCTGGCGGAGTTTGGCAGAAACGGTGACATATACGTTGTCCATGCTGCCGAGGGCGAGACGGTCATCCCGATGGAGGTGCTGGACTCTAACCCCCAAATTAAGGAAATGCTGTTCGCGCAGATGCGGGACATGGGGATGGATCCAGAACGCTACGTGGTCGGCAACGAGCTTAATAGTATCAACCCTGACACGGGGATACCCGAGTTCTTTTTCTCAAGCGTTTGGAAAAGCGTCAAAAAGGTATTCAAGAAAGCAGCACCTATTATTGCGAATCTTGTAGGTAATGCGATTCTGCCGGGTATCGGCGGCATTCTGGCTTCTACATTAGTGGCCGGATATCAAAGCGGCTGGGACCTTAAATCAATGGCAGTGGCGGGGGTTACGGGTTACGCCGCTAACGTGTTAACCGGAGGTATCGGCGGACTCATGAACAACACCGGCTTTATGGCCGGGGCTACTCAGGCTGCGAGCGCCCCTTGGAATGCGCTCAACGACCTTTCGGGATCGTATGCCCAAGGCATAGGCGGAATGGAGGGTGCCGGAAATGCGCCGGGCGCTAGTTGGTATGACAAGACGCTCGGACGGACCTACGATCCTAATGCGGTTTCCAATGAAGTAGCTACCGTGGGTCTTGGTTCGAGCCCGCAGGTGACAAATACAGCGTTGCCCGGCAGCACCTCCAGCAGCACCTCCGGAATTGCCGCCCCTATAAAACCTGTGGACTTTATCCAGCCGACTGCCGCTCAGGACAGCGCCTTTTTCGCTGCCAATGGCCCCGGCGATTCTCTGATGCCCGTCTCGACAGCCAACCCAGGGGCGATGTCTGGAGGTTTAACTACCCTAGAGCAGTACGCCCCCTTGAGTGAGATCCAGAGGGGACAGGCGTACGCCTCTTTAAACCCCGTTAGTTCAGCCGCAGCAGTGCCCGTAGCGAAGCCCAGTTTTCTGGAGAAGACATTCGGAGACACCGGTAAAACTGTGGACGAATATAGTTCAAAGGCGGGGGATTACTTCTTCCGTGGAGGCGACACCCAAAAAGTTGTTGACCAAAACATGCTAAAGGCCGAAAACGCCTATATAGCACGGCGAGCGGCTCAAGGTATTACAGCAACAGAGGCGGGGATAGCGGGGGCCCGCGCAGACGCAGGGCCTTCTATTTATGCGAAATGGGGCCCCTCTGCCGCTTTCGCGGGCACCGCCGCATACGTTGGCGGTTTGATGGACGAGCCAGAGGAGAACCAGACTGATCTTGAAAAAGAGCGGGATGCAAGAAAGCGGCTAAATATAGCGCGCGGCCCCAACCAACTTTTCGCCGCCGACCGTAGCAAGTATCGAGTCGGGGGAGGCGACCCGAACGCGATTGATCCGTACCGGTTCCAAGTAGCTTCATCCGAGGGCCCCGTATCTTACACACCTTTCCAAGTAGCCTACCAGACACCACAACCGGTCAATTTTGGCCCCCGGCCTTATCCGACCAGCGCGGCAAACGGGGGCTTTATAGACGGCCAGCCCCAGTACCTGAACGATGGCGGAACGGCCCAGTACCCACGCCGTGAAATGCTTGTAGAGGGCCCCGGAACCGAGCGGTCCGACGACATTCCTGCAATGCTCTCGGACGGGGAATTTGTCCTGAACTCCCGCTCCGTGCGAGGGGCCGACCCCACCGGGCAAGGCAACCGCTACCGGGGTGCTCAGAACTTGTACAATATGATGCGTAACTTTGAGATGAGGGGGTAACGCGCTATGGCCGAAACTACAACGGAACAGATCGTCCGCGAAGCCCCGGAAATTGAGGCCTTTAAACTAGGCCTTTTAAGCTCGGGTAAATCATTAGCCGACATACCCTTACAGCTTCCCCGGCAAGGTGTCGCCCAGCTATCCGACCTTGAGCGGCAGGCTATCGCTGGATCCGGCGTGGCTGGCGGTATCGGCGGTTATCAGGGGTTAGCGCAGAGCGGAAGAGAGACCCTCGGCACGGGGCTGGGCACCCTGAGCAGTGGCCTCGGTGCATTGAGCACTGCTCCGGGAACCCTGGGCCAAGCCGGGCAAACTTTACAGGGCACCTTTGGGCAGTTTGGCGGGGGGCCGGGGTACACGGCCCAAGGTTATGACCCGCGCAGCGTTTCTGCGTACTTTAACCCTTTTGAAGATGCCGCCGTAGAGCAGGCTTTGAGCGACCTCCGCAGGCAAGGCGACATTCAGCAGAACCAGCTATCCGCGCAGGCGGTAGGCGCGGGGGCTTTCGGCGGGAGCCGACAGGGGATTCAGTCCGCTGAACTGGCCCGCAATATCCTAGAACAGCAGGGGCGGACGGCTGCCGGGATGCGGAACGCAGGATTTCAGTCCGCCATGCAGCAGTCCATGACTGGCTTTGAGGAACAGCAGCGGCGGCAACAGGCTCAGGCCCAGTTCGTCTCCCAGTTCGGACAGCAGGCTTTCGAAGACGCGCAGCGCCGTCAGCAGGCAGCCGCGCAGCAGCAGCAGGGCATTGCTTCGTTGTACGGAACCCTCGCGGGGCAGTACGGAAACATTGGTCAGGCTCAGGCCAATCTGGGCGTACAGCAGTTGAATGCCGCGCAGCAGGCGCAGCAGCAGGGTCTGTCAGAACTATCCGCGCAGCAAGCGGCGGGCGGTCTCGAAAGGCAGACCGGTCAAGCAAACCTGAACGCCGATTTCCAAAACGCGCAGCGCCAGTTGTTTGAACCGCAGACCCGTTTGTCTTGGTTGAGCGATATTTACAAAGGCGCGCCTTCAAGCCAGTCTTCTATCGGCTCCCAAGTTGCCCCCGCAGCGCCGACGCCCTCCATATTCCAGCAGGCCGCCGGTCTGGGGACGGGCCTTATCGGTGCGGCGGCTGGCGCAAAAGCCTTGGGTACTTTGTTTTAAGAAAGGATCTACGATGCCCGGTGTATATGATCGACGGATGTTCCGCATGGCAAATGGCGGGATGATGCCTCCCGACGGTGGGATGATGCCTCCCGACGGTGGGATGATGCCTCCCGGCGGTGGGATGGATCCGGAGGTGCAGAGGATCTATCAAGAGGTCGATAGCATGTCCCCTGAAATGCAGCAGGCGGAGTTCTCGAATATAATGCAGGAGGCCTTACGGGGCGATATTGAGGAGGCCGCAGGACAGGAGGCAGACCGCAGCATACAAGCCGTCGAAAACGCAACCGGATTCCGGGATCTTATGAATACTGTCTGGGGCGACGACGCCGATGTCGAGGCGTACCGGGCACGTCTTGCCGAGGTTGTTGGACCGGATGACGCCGCCCGGACTCCGGATTCTGTTCTTGCCCTTGTACAGCCCACTCTTCAGTTGGCTCAGTTGGACCAAGGCATCGGCGCTTTGATGCAGGAAGAACTCGCCGAAATGGGCGCTGAAGGTGCAATGGGCGGCGGGATCGCGGAACTTGCTACGAAGAGCGCGGTTGCCGACGCCATGGCCGCCGAAACAGGGGCCTTGGTCAACCGGGTTGGTGGCATGTCTCAGGGTCAGGGGCCCATGGCCCAAGGACCTTCTGGCATAATGGCAACTGGAGAAGAGCCTATGGGCATGGATCCGGAGATGCTACAAGCTATGATGATGCAAGGTGCAGGGCCCACGGGCCAAGGCATGGTCTAACAGGAGTTACTCATGGCAACGAGACTTCCCGGAATACAGGGCCTTGGACTGAACAACAAAACCGCGACGTACCTGAAAACCGTTCAGGGTTTGGGCACGCCCGCCGCCCGTTCCATCCTTCAGCCTTCTCCTGATATGGACGTTGTTCGTCAGCGTCAGGCGCAGTATGCGGATTATTTGGGGAAGACGGATTACTCCGCCCAGAACCAAGAGGCGAATGATCTTGCCAAGCTGCAATTTGCGCTGTCCCTGATGGGCCGTGGGTTTGCTTCCATGGGCGCTGCGCCGCAGCCGGGAGAGAATGCTTTGGGCGCGGTTGGCCGCACCTTGGTTGCACCTCTTGCAGGAGACATTTCTACAATAGCAGGTCCTCTGATGAAGCAGCGGGCCGCCACCAGACTTGCGGAGCAGCAGGAAGAGCGCCAGTTGAAACTGGCGGCATTGCAGAAGGTCGAAGCTGAAAACACCCAGAGAGCCGAGCTAGCCTATAAGCTTCTGCCTGCGGACAACAAGGGCGGCCTAACGGAAGCCGTTCAATACGTTCTCGCGAAAGGCCCGAACGATAAATGGGACTATGTCCCGCAAGTGGGCGGCGAAGGACGGACCCAAGTTCGTCAGCAAAAAGGAACCGGAGCACCTTACAACATAGTAACGATGAAAGTGCAGCCTCTTCAAGAAGGGCAGGTACTCGTTAAGCCGGGAGATCTGGAAAAGTTTGGTCTTGGAGATCCGACCAAGCCTGCGGCCATGAAGCAAGGAAACCGTGGTTTTGCAAGGCGATTAGATAAAGACCGCAAGCCGACTGGGGGCGTAGTTCCTCTTCAGTATACGTTCGATCCTAATACTGGAACATACACGGCTAGGACGGTAGGAGAGGGGGGTCCGCCACCGACTGTTATCCTTAGTGGAGAAAACCGCACTCATGTTCTTACAAATGAGGCGGGGGATATTTTTGGTGGCGCAGGTAAAGGAACCGACGCGTACAAGGACAACCTTGTTGTTGTGGACAAGGCTACTGGAGCGCCCGTCATAGATACTCAAGGTAATTGGACCCAAGTTTCCCTACGGGGCAACAAGTTGTACAAACTGGGAAGCACAAAAGTTTACATCCAACCCAATAACACTAGACTGAAAGCGCTCTCAAAGTTCGACACGGCGGATTCTGGTGGAACCAAGGAAACCGACGCGCAAAGACAATCCATTGCAAGACGAGGTTTGTTGCTTAACTCAATGGCTGAAATCCAAGTTCGAAAAGTGAGAGGACCTACGCCGGCATACAACGCGAAAGCGGCATTTTACTTTGACGCCAAGGATCATCTTGCTGAAAAATTTGCGTTTAAATACATCCCACCCGGTACAGACATAAATGACCGGAGTAAAGACGTAACAATTACCGACCCGAGTATAATAAAACTTATCAACAACAAGCTCCAGAACGTCTCGGACACGATCCTAAAGGCCGATTTTGGCGACGAGGCAGCAGACACCCAACGTACCCGCCTGCAAGACGCCGTTCGCCGAATGCTTTCGCTGCCCGCTTCGACGGTGTTCGGAGCAGCAACCATAGAAAACATAGGAACAAACGCAGCAAACCAAGTAATAGGCTACGCCCCCTCGGCAGACGCGATATCCCCTGCTGCCGTTACTGATAACGCCAAAACCGCCATGGCGACTTTAGGTAACGCCTCGAACCGTTACACCCCCCTGCTTGCGGTGCTTGCACCGCTTCCAGATGTGGACAACGAGGCAGATTCCAGAACGACGTGGGGTCGTTTGAAAACAGCCGCGTTCGTCTTCCCGGGTGCTTTCGCGTACACGGGAGAGGGCAAGCCTGGGACCCGTGATTACGATGAACAAACCGTTCAACAAAGACTAGATATAGAAGCCGGTCTGCGTAACGCTGCGTTGAATCCGCAGGCCTCCTCGACGGACCATCGCGCGGTTCTCCAGAAGGTTGCTATCGCCAGCCGCGAAAAGCGAGAAAAGATTCAGAACAAACTTTCCGACGACGCGAACGAATTATTCGAAACGCGCCTAGCGTTTCGTGACGCGCTACTTCAATTCAAAAACGCCGCGATAGAAACCGGCGTGGCCGGTTACGCTACAGGCACGGCGGCGGGGTTTCTCACGAAAGTGGGCTTTGCGGAGTTTATTAGTGGGGAGGGCTCGAAGCATTGGGCCCGCTTGAAAGCGGCCTCCGACCGCATGTCGGCGGGTCACTCTAGGCGCGTGGGCAGAGAGTTTGGGGACAACCGGATTAGTAACTATGACGCTACCGATTATAAGACACTTCTTCCCAGCATAAAAAATGGAGAGGAGTTTAACCGTATTCTTGTCGACGATGCGTTAAAACGAACTAATGTTGAACTGACGCAGCTTATGGAGAACGGTGGCGACGTTGGGTGGACGAGGCGGCAGTTGGACGAGGCTGCAAAAGCAGGGGTAGACTTTTCCGCCTTAAGGACAAAAAACAATTGGCACGGGCATGGGTATTACGGGAACAATCGGTACGGTGCCTCTAGGCAGTTTACCCCAACCTTGAGCGACGCGCAGCGTAGTGCTACTCGTACACAAGGACAACTGGAAGCTACTATGTATGACAATACATACACGGTCCCCGGGGTCGATTGGAGGACAGAACAGAACTACACGTTTGGCCCTTGGAAGCCCGCGATCAACGGCGAAGCCGCCTCTGGAACCCAACCGCTCCGGATGGATGAGCCACAGTTTGAAACATGGCTGATAGGTCGTGCGAAAGCCGCTTTTGGAATCCCCGAGGATGCTGAACCCACCCCGACCCAGATAGAAGAAATGCGAAAAAGAGTTGTTCGGGGCATCCTTTCATTCAATGCTTGGCGTGAAAACTCTCAGTAAGGGACAATTAGATGGCCGATGAATTTGACACCCCAAATGGAATGAAGGGGAGGTTTATTGCAACCAATGAGGGTACGGGAGTTTCTACGTATGAGTTTTCTAACCCAGAAACCGGAGCTAAGGTAAGGCACGACCTGGGTTACACCCGAGATCAGCTAATCCCTCTGTTAAACTCAAATGAAGATCTTCTTTCCCCGGCGGGCCGCGCTCTCGGGAAGACGTTGGGCCCGGTTTTAGAGGGCCTCCGGTCGAAAGACGAACGAGGTTTTGGTAGTCGCGTTGCCGCGCCTATAGCTCGTAGCTTCCCGGCCTATTTAGCAGGAGCCATCCCAGATATCGGTAATCTGTTGTCCTACGTCCCCAACCCTGTGGATCTAGCTGCCATGGGCTACGAGGCCTTGACGGGAGACGACCCCCTTGGGGCTAACGAACTGCGGCGATGGAAGAACCAGGATCGCCGGAAGTTTGCAAAAGAATACGGGACCAAGGCCCAGCAGGGCCGGTTCTCGCAGTACCTCCGGCAGGCGGACAAATGGGCTAAAGCCAATTGGAATTTCGAACCTTTCGAGGATTCTATCGGGACTGATATGACCCCGGATGCCAGAGGTTTTTGGGAAGAAATCCTCGCGACTGGTTTGGAAATGGGGGCTAGCGGGCCCCTTATGGTGAAGGGAGTCACGGCTCCTGCAAAGCTTTTGCAGGATGGCGCGCAGTACCTTTTTTCAAAGTTCTCGAAGGAGAGTGTCAAGGAACTTGGAGAAGCTGCCGCAGCCCCGGAAAACGTTCGATCCTTGGTAGACAAAGCCAACGATGCCTACAGCCTCTTGAATAAGGGTGGCCGTCGGAACATACGTCAGGAGGCTGCTTTTGGTTTTATGGGTGGTGCCGCAACAGAGGCCGCGCTGGACGGTTTAAAGGCAGTAGACCCCGAGGCCGCAGGGTGGGTTAAAGCATCCGTAGCCATATCGGCAGGTCTTTTTGCTCCGCTCGTCGCAAGGAGCGCAGTCACCTCGCTTCTCCAAGGACCTATTGTTAGAACGGTAAGTAGCGCTGTTATCGATCCTTTTCTCAGGCCGGGGAGGGCAGCGACCAGTTTCGTAATGCGTAATCTCGGAAGCTCCTCCAAGGACCGCGCAGCGGTAGTCAGCACCGCTCGTCTGTTAGAAGAAGCTGTCGCAGACGGGAGGCACGTTGACGCCGCCTCCGGCCTTGCGATGACGACTCCAGAACTGGCGCGGACTGAAGCAGCGATATTGAAGGCGGAGATTCAAATCAAAAGAGACCGCCTTTCTCAAGAGACGGATCCGAAAGTACAGGAACGGCTGCGGAAAGAAATTGAGGCGGACGAAGCATCCGCCGATAATCTGTCCAGGACAGCAAACTTCTACGAGGCCGTTCTAGAATCGGCTGCCAAGGACAGAGCCCCGGGGGTGGCATCCAGGTTCTTTCGGGATGAAACGAAACGTTTGGTAGAGCGCCGAGAGAGCTTCTTTAACTATATCGAAGGAACGTTTAAGAGGGCCTATGACGATTTGGATTTCGGCGGCAGGCCGGGAGGTACTCCGGACGAGTTGCGTGTTGATTTGCAAAACGCCAGAAAAGGTGGGGTTCCGGAGTTTGAAGCCAGCCGCCGAACACTGGTTATGGAGGGAGACCAAAAAGGGATTGAGCCTTCGGAATTTCTTTGGTTAGACCCGCAGACAAAACAACGAGTGGGGGGTATCCAACAAGACTTGTCGGCAAAGATGGACGAGGCCCTCGCAAAAGCGCAAGCCGCTGCTAACGACCGGGTTGTTTTTTTAAACGACAGCGTAGACTTGTACCTTAAAAACTTGGGTTTGAAAGCCGTCGGGGACTTACCCCCAGCAGAAAGACGCATGGTCGGTGATTTAATCCGGGGCACATACGACGACGCCGCAAGAGAATGGCGGGCGTTTGTAAAGGCTGCCTACCTTCGAGTAGATGGCCTAGACGCCAAGGTTACGGAAAACATTGTCTTTCCCGATAACTCAAGGGACCCGTCCAACGGCGCAGACATTTCCGGAATGACTGTAGAGCAGTGGGCTACACAACGGTTTGAAAACTTCTCTCCCGGAGAAGCGTTCAATATGAAACTCATTCCGCCGCAGCTTGCCCAACTTGCGGGTTCCCGATCTCTTATAGCTTGGATGAACCGGTCTCGAAAGGAGGACGCCGCGGGGAGAATAAGCAACTCGGAGGAGGCAATACCTAACCTTGAGCGCCGCCGGGATGACGCTATAGCGCAACGGGATGAAGTGGGCGTCCGGTTAAACAAGCAACGTGACGTTGATCGTCAGTTGTCCGAGGATAATTCGCGGACGCTTCAGACCTATACTGCGAATGCCGTGGAGAATCTTGACGACGCTGGAAAACTGGCTGTCGTTGATTTTTACAGCAGCCCGGACATGGACTGGGGAGGGATGTCTCTGGATACGGCAAAGGGCCTTGCACCTAAAGGTCTACAGACCGTCTTTGCCGAGATAACTAGACAGCAGAAAAGAATACTTGAGTTGGGCGAAGGGGTGACTTCTTCCGCTGCGGTTCGATCTCTTGACAAGGAGATGGAGGGCTTTGCCGCAACCGCCAAAAAAGCTCAGGATGACATTGATGGGATTACTAATAAGGCTCTTGGGTTGGAAGACGGCGTTGTTGTTCCGCCGACAGGGAGATTGACCGCCAGAGGCCCTGACGGATATGTAATACGAAGAGGGACATCCGCAGATGATGTTGTAGAATTTATTACCGAATTGGGAGACGCGGCAAGAGCCGAAAAGGCGCTTAACGGAGCGACGGCCAAGCACAAGAACCTTCTTGATCTTAGAACGACGGTTGAGCAGCTTTTGGATTCCAGGACCTTCCCGGATTTAGATTTAGGGAAGTTAAAACTTGCGAAGGAAGCCGACCGAGTAAGAAGGGCTTCGGGAGACTCTCAAGGAACTGTATTGGAAAAGAGCCGGGGTTCCGAGGTTAAGGTCGAAGTAGAAAATGTTGCAGAAGCCGTCCTTCCGAGCCAGACCTCCGCACCAGCGGCGGCTGCCAAGTTAAGACAACTTGAAGAAGCCACCGCCGAACTTCCCGATTTTGTCACCGTGCAACGGCGGGCCGACGGAAAGAGCGTGGTAACGATAAACGAAGCCGCTTTAGGCGGGGACACGTCTCTTTTTGCCAGAGCCGATTCTCCTTTTGAGATGGTTCAGGTAGGGCAAGCGGGTACTCCTTTTGAGATAAGAATCAAAGAAAATTTCCCTGTATCGCCGCGCTCTTTAAAAATAGCCGAAGCCATTGTCCTAGAAAGGTTGGCCCTTAGATTCCCGGATGGCGTAGATTCAAAGGGGTTGGATTCTTTCCGGAAAAACAACAAGGCTGCGATAAAGTTTCTGGAAGACAACAGTCCTCCCGACATGCCGGACGAGCGCACCGTTGTAGGTCTTATAAATGATGCAGACAGTCTGGCGCTCCAGTTGGACGCGATAGGAAACCTTCGGAGAGATAAAACAAGGAATCAGCTTACGGAACTTGTGAACCGGGGTGAGTTGGACCTTAACGGTTTTGAAATAGATGACTACCTAAAATACATCGGTCAGCGGCGAAGCAGGGTCTCGGAAGACAACGCTTTTTCTGAAGTCCTTGGCGCAGACCCCGGTCTCGCTATGGAGACTCTGTTTAAGAGAATACTGGACCCGGGCAACAACCGCCCTAAACAAGATATGCAGGAGTTTCTGTCTATTGTCGGTGGAAACAAGCAGGCAGAAAGAGGGTTGCAGGCTTCCATCATAGCACAGATTGTTAAGCGGTCTCTTACCCGGACCGACGCTCTTATCAAGGAAACTGCCGATCTTTCAATGCAGGCTTTTGATCCAGCTAAGTTCCGGGAATTAATCGGGAATCCTCGCGTCCAGACAATTATACGAGAAGCCTTTCCGGACAACCCTACTATCATTCCCGGCTTGGAAAAAATGGCGCTGTCAGCCTTTGAGACTTCTAACTTTACGCAAGGCGGAAAGATTCTAGCTGCGGTGGATCCGGCGAATGCCGTCAACCTTACCGGGTGGGGATTCTTGGGTAGAATCTCCGCTCTCGGAGCCGCTAATTCAACCAATTTAGTAAATCAACTCTGGGCCGGAGCCGCCGGTTCAAAGGTGGGCAAGACACTAGGGTTGAAAGTAACGGCAACGCGGGTAAAGGATCTTATGGTCGACGCGGCACTATATCCCGCACAGGGCGCGGCGATGGGCTTGCGTGTTGGGCAGCAAAGTAACGGGTTCTGGGCAACGCTGGGCCAAACGGGTTTAGATGTAGTTACCATCCCCCCTAGAAGACCCGGTGCCAGCCTTTCTATAATAGAAAGGGGCGTAGAAGAACTCGACGAGCCCGGAGGCATAGGCGACCAGTCGTCCGTGCAGCCCGCAGGGCCACCGCCCCGCCGAATGGCGGCTGATATGCAACTGCGCCCCCCGGTGCGGTCTTCGTTGCTTAGTCAGGCCAGTGGAACGGGCCAAGCACCAGCGCCCACGGGGCGGCAACCCACTGCGCCGCCTGCCCCAACTGCGGCCACAACCCCGCAGCGTCTGGCGGAGATAGGGATGCCGTTGTTCGGCCCCACCATGGCCGCGCATGGCGGCTACATAGCCAAAGAAGCGGGGATCATGTCGGTCCCGCGCAAACCAAGACAGTTAGTCGGATGATGTTGTCCACGCACTTCTCTCTCAGCGAGCTTACAAAGTCGGCTACCGCGACGCGCAAGGGTATCAACAACACGCCCACAGGGGCCGAAATAGAGAACCTCATCTTGGTATGCACCGAAATCTTGGAGCCCGTCCGAGGGAAGTACGGTGTTCCGTTCGTACCCAACAGCGGTTTCCGGTGCATAGACTTAAACAGGGAGATTGGTTCTTCCGACGCCTCCCAACACGTCACAGGGAAGGCCGTAGATTTTGAAGTTCCGGGCCACGACAATAAGGCCGTGGCTCGATGGGTTTTAAAGAACTGCGACTTCGACCAGCTAATCCTGGAGTTCTACAAGGAAGGCGATCCTGCGAGCGGCTGGGTCCATTGCAGCTACGACGTTGACAGGAAGCACCGCAAATCGGCCCGCATCTTTGACGGTCGCACTTGGACCGCCCTAGCTTAGATATATCCCCGGAGACCGTTGCTGCTGGGTGGGTTAAGGGGATCCCCAACGACTACGTGTTTGTGGGAGTATAGCTTCCCCAGCCTTTCCCAGTAGTCAGCCCTAGAGGCTGGGTTGTCGTTGTACATGTATAAAGAGGGTGCATCCTCATTACTGAACTCCTTAAACCAGACCCCTTTAAAACGAAAGGGGTTTCTTGCAAAATGTATCCTTGCGTTGGGTATAGCGTCGTAATCTCGATTATACGCGGTCAGTAAATTTCCATTATCGTCGTCGGGTTCAAACAGGTACGGCACTAATAGTCTGTAAGCCTGAAGCATGGATTCGTGTTTTATCATCTTAGCCACTCCCTAGCGTCCTCGCCCAATACAAGGTCCGCAATCTTAATCTTGTTCCGCAAGGCGTCCACGATCTTCTCGTCAACGGTCTTGGTCGATATCAGGTCGATATACGTCACCCCCATGGGATGCTACAAGGATCGAATCGTATTCCTTTTGTAGTCCATAGATAACATCACCTAAGAAATCCAGATAATACACAAGTTCCGAACTCGACCCTTCAGGGTCCTTTACGACCTGTTTCCACTCGTCCAGTTTCTTGCGAGTTGTAGGCGAAGGACGCGCTTCGCCCGCTTCGTCGTGCCAATTAAACGTGATACTTTCCGTCATCTTAGCCACTCCCTAGCGTCCTCACCCAATACAAGGTCCGCAATTCTAATCTTGTTCCTCAAGGCGTCCACGATCTTCTCGTCAATGGTCTTGGGCGATATCAGGTCGATATACGTCACCTTGTTCTCCTGCCCGATGCGGTGCGCGCGGTCCTCCGACTGAAGCCGTAGCTCCAGATCATAGCTGTTGCTGTAATATATTACAGTGTTTGCAGCCGTGAGGGTCAGACCGTACCCGCCTGTTTTAGGGTGCCCCACGATGAAACGTAACTCCGATTGCCGATCTTGGAAAGTTTCCACGATCTGTTGGCGATCCGAATCAGGGGTTTCACCGTGGAGCGTTGCAACCGCTTCGACGCCAAAGCGGTCGCGCAGGGCCTTGGCAATCGAACGGATATCCTGTGTCCAGGTTGCCCATATGATTGCTTTGCCCTGTATCTCGTCGCATATGTCCAATAATGCCGTCTGCCGGTTGGACTTCAGGGGGTGAACGGTCCCGTCGTCGTCCGTCAGGCTGCCCAGACATATCTGTTGCAAACGCATAATCTGCGTCAATACGTTCTGCGTAGTGGCTAAGTCACCACTGTCCAGCCGCGCCAGCGCCAGATTCTTCATCTGCACGTAGGCTTCTGATTGTTCGGTGGTAAGCTCAACCTCTCTCCGCATGTAGACCTTGTCCGGAAGGTCCAGACAATCCTCTTTCCGAACTCGGAAGGAATGCTCGTCCAGCGTCTCTGTAAGCTCTTCCAGACGCTGGAACCCCAGTATCTGGTTAAAGGAGTGCGCGCCCATGCTTCGCCTCTGTACGACGGCGTAGCGGCCTTGGAAGGCGTAATAGCTTTTGAAGCCTAGTATGTCCGGACTGAGGAACTCCATCTGGCTGTACAAATCCATGGGGCTCTTCGTGACCGGGGACCCCGTCAGGATGCGACGCATTGTCGCACCCCGGCCCACGGAACAGATGGCCTTGGTTCTTTTGGCCTGCCTGTTCTTGATGGTGGTGGATTCGTCCACGGTCATAAAGACCTTGAACTTCTCCACAAAAAACTCCGCTACATCGACGCCCTTCTTCGTGGAAAACGCCTCTATGTTCATCAGCAGGAACTTCATCTTCCCGGTGTTCTCGTGAAGGTCCATTAGCTCCTTGCGATGAGCCTTACTGAGGCTTGGCCTCCACAGGACGATCTCGCGTTCGATCCGCTCGGGTAAATGAGCCGCTATCTCGGGCACCCAGTTCCGGATGACGCCCTTGGGTGCTACGATAATCGCGAAGTCTATGATACCCTTCTCAAAACAGAGAGCCATGGAGTCAATGTCCACTTTCGTCTTCCCTGTGCCCATGTCCATGAGAAGGGCGAAATTGACCCTTTCGGCGCTGGCGTCAAAAGCCTCGCGCTGATGGTCGTAGGGTTCGGTTTTAAAAACAAACTCGGTCATAAAGATTTCTCTTGCATCTGCTTAGATATACCCATATAACGATTCTTGACGGTTAAGTCAACCGCCGAAAAACGAAACAGGAGAAAACGATGAGCGACCTACTATCTGAGATGGCCTCAGACTCCGGAGAAAACCCCGACAAGCTAGATACCTTGGATACCGGCAAGCTCGACGGCGTGTCGCGGCTGGCAAACGAGGCCGCAAATCTGGAGCGGGAAATATCCGACGCCGAGCAGCTTCTGAAAGGAAAGAAGCAGGCCCTGCACAAGATCACCGACGAGCAACTGCCGGAGGCCCTTGAGGAGATGGGCTTGCAGAAGTTTACGCTGACCGACGGCGCAGAGATCTCCGTCAAACCCATATACGCGGCCACCATCCCGGTGGACCGCCGGGAAGAAGCCTTCCAGTGGCTGCGCGACCATGAGTTTGGCGACCTCGTCAAAAACAACGTGACCGTCACTTTTGGTCGCGGCGAAGACACAACTGCCAAAGAGTTTGTTGGACTTTGCGGCTCACAAGGATTCGTTCCCAGTCAGACTGAGAAGGTCGAACCGATGACCTTGAAGGCTTGGCTCAGGGAACGGGTGGAAGCGGGCGACCCCATCCCGCTTGATTTATTTGGGGCTTTTATCTCGCAACGAGCAACCATCAAAAGGAGTAAGTGACCATGGCCCGAGCAATGCGACCATTGGCTAAAAAGAAGACCGCGGAAGTCGCAATCATGGACGAAAACATGTTTGCAGCCGACGCAGGTATCGGCGTGAGCGATCTTGGTTCCGAAGACCTCGCAATCCCTTTTCTGAAGGTTTTGCAGAAGATGTCCGACGAACTGGACGACCTCGATGACGCCAAGGCCGGTGACATCTACAACACCGTTACCAAGGATGTCGTCAAAGGAAAGGCAGGGCTGACCGTCATCAACTGCGCCTACGTTCTCCAGTTCATCGAATGGGAGCCGCGTGGCACAGGAACCGGGGCACCACACCGTATCTACAGTTCGTCAGACGAAATACCCCAGACCGAGCGGGGCGACGACAACAAGGACTACGTCGTAGGCGGCAGCGGGCGTTATCTCGAACGCACCGCCCAGCATTACGTCCTCATCATCGACGAGGACGGCATGACCCAGCAGGCACTGCTGCCTATGAAGTCTACGCAGTTCAAGAAGTCGAAGCAGTGGAACTCGGCGATGCGGTCTTTGAAGATGAAAGACTCAAAGGGGGGCCTGTTTACCCCACCACGCTTCAGCCACGTCTGGAAACTTGAAACCGTTCCTGAAGAAAACAAGAACGGTTCGTGGCACGGTTGGCAGATCTCCAAGGACAGCGTGGTCTCCGACCCGTCCGTTTACGCGGAAGCCAGGCTGTTCGCCGAGTCCATCCTTGCCGGGCAGGTGAGAGTCAAACACGTCAGGGAAGACGAAAAAGCCTCCTCCGACGAAGACATGCCCTTCTAGGTAATTTGGGGGGAGAAGGCACTTCTCCCCCCATATCTCGCCATGAAAAAAGAAATAGAAAGATTTGCGCGGCTGTTCCGTGGTTTGAACCGAGCCTACGGGGCCTTGGATATTACAACCAAGGACGCTCGGGGTAAGCAAAAGGGCAACTATAAATTTGTCCACGAACCACGGACCACGGCCACTTACGCATCTCATCTGAAAGGTGAGGTGAGCATAGGCGTTGTTCCTATCAATGAGGACGACGCCTGCCTATGGGGAGCAATTGACATTGACCAGTACCCGCTGGACCACGGCGAGGTATTAAAAAGACTAAGCCGACTGGAACTTCCACTGGTGGTCTGCCGCAGTAAGTCGGGAGGAGCGCACCTGTACCTGTTCTTTAAGGAGTTCGTGGAAGCCGAAAAGGTCCAGCTTAAACTAAAAGAAATAGCCGCCGAGATAGGGTACGGGGGCTGCGAGATCTTTCCCAAGCAGATCAAACTGGTTCTGGAGCGCGGGGATAACGGAAACTTCCTCAACCTCCCCTACTTTGACCACGAGGGCGGCCTGCGGTACGCCTTCAACAAGGATGGAAGCGCCGCGACCATCGTAGAGTTTCTGGACCAAGCCGAAGCATCCGCAATAACCGAGGACCAGTTAGACGGCCTGCTGTCCAAATCCGTATCGGTGGTGGACGATAAGCTCAAGGATGGCCCTCCGTGCCTACAGGCCCTGCTACGTCAGGGCTTTCCCGAGGGAACACGGAACAATGGCCTGTTCAATCTGGGTGTGTATCTCCGGAAGGCGTATCCCGACGACTGGGAAACGAAGATCCTCGACTACAACCAGACGATCATGGATCCGCCGCTTGACCTTAAAGAAGTCAACGTCGTCGCGGACCAGATAAAAAAGAAAGAATACCAGTACAAATGCGCCGACCAGCCTATCTGCAATTTCTGCAACAAGGATTTGTGCCGCAGCCGGAAGCACGGCGTCGGAGGGGGTGCCAACACCCCTACCGTAGCCAACCTCCGAAAATACGACAGCGAGCCGCCCCTCTGGTTTCTCGACGTGAATGGGAGCCCCGTGGAACTCGACACCGAAGGTCTACAGAAGCAGCCGCGCTTTCAAATACTTTGTATGGAGCAGATAAACTTCATGCCGCGCACCATCACCCGGCAGGCTTGGGAGGCGCAGATGAACAGCCTTCTCGGACAAATGGTGGACACAGAGGGCGCGGTAATCTCCACGTCAGCAGATACCAGTCTGAGCGGGCAGTTCTACGACTTGCTGGAAGAGTTCTCGACGCACATGCAGTCCGCGATGGACCGGGAAGAGATACTTCTTCGTCGCCCATGGACCGACGAGGAAGAGGGCCGGACCTACTTCCGGCTCAAGGATTTCGAGGCGTTCCTGAAGCGCAACAAGTTCTTCGACTACCGGTCCAACAAGATAGCGCAGCGACTTCGAGACATAGACGGCAAGGCCGAACAATTCCGGCTCAAGGGACACATGGTCCGATGCTGGTCGATACCTGCATATACAAAGATTGACGAGGAGTTTGGCTCCCGTTTCGACGAAGAAGAGGATGTACCGTTTTGACCACAACGAAAGTTAACTGGTGCCAGCTTATAAAGGAGCTACGCAAGGAGGCCGGGATTTCTCAGAAAGACCTCGCGGTCAGGGCACAAATGAAGCAGCGGACCATTGCCGAATACGAGAACGTCGGAGCAGGACGGCAGCTTTCGGTACAAAAGATAGAGGCGATCCTTGACGCCTTGGGGTATGAGATGGACGTATTTTTGAAAGTGCGGTACGGGCACCGGTTAGAGATGCCGGGGGCATTGGACGAAAAACCCAAGGCGACAGATGATGTTTAGGTATTTTGGCCCTCCCGGAACCGGGAAAACGACCACGCTACTGAATCAGGTAGACGCTCTACTGGCCGGGGGCATGTCACCCAACGACATAGGGTATTTTGCTTTCACGCGGAAAGCGGCCCACGAAGCACGAGACCGCGCTGTGGCGAGGTTCAACCTCGACCCGGAGAAAGACTTTCAGTACTTCCGGACGCTGCATAGTCTGGCGTTCCAGGCTCTTGGTATGACCGGGGCGGAGGTACTCGGCGACAAGGGCCTCCGGGGTTTCAGCGAGGAGACCGGGGTAGACCTGTCTACAAGCGGCTCCGAGCACATAGCCGATGACGGCTTTATGCTGATGAAATCTAACAACCCCATCATGCGGGCCTTTGATCTGGCGCGGAACACTCTGAGGGGGACGCAGTATGCCTACAACATAACCGATCTTCCCATTCCGTTTTACGAGTTCGAGCACCTGTACAAAGAGTACGAGCGCTTCAAGCTGCTCAACGGTCTGAAAGACTTCACCGACATGATGGTGGAGCTTTCCGAGAAGCCGGGGAACATCCCCTTCCTGAAGGTGGTGTTCCTTGACGAGGCGCAGGACCTTACTCCACTGCAATGGAAAGTTGCTCACCACCTCAACGACCGCAGCGACCGCATGTTCGTCGCAGGAGACGACGACCAAGGCATTTACCGGTGGGCCGGAGCCGACATCAACTACTTTGTTGGACTTCCGGGCGGCTCCGAGGTGCTGTCCCAGTCGTACAGGGTTCCGCGCAGCGTCCATGCCATCGCCGATTCCGTAGTCCAGCGTATCCGCAGCAGGCAGAAGAAAGTCTGGATGCCCCGCCCCGAGGAGGGAAGCGTCGAGCGCACCTATGACGCCAACACGGTCTCGTTCGGCGACGACGAATGGCTCGTCCTAGCGCAGGCCAATTACATGCTGGATGAACTGGCCGACAGGCTCACCTCCAGCGGGCATTACTTTGAGCGCAAGGGCTCGCCCTCCATCAAAAAGACCATCCGGAGCGCCATCAGTTCGTGGAACCACCTGCAACAAAGCCCCGGACACGAGATCTCCCTGAAGGAAGCCATCAATCTTTATGACCACATGTCCAGCGGG